AAGAAACTCAGAGTTGACAATAGATGATTTAAATGATATGTTGCAACCAACTGAACAACAGTTAAGAAGAAAACAAATGATAGAACAAGGACCACTATAATGACACACAAAGATATGTTTAAAAGTACTACCTATGATTCATTAGATAAGCAGGTCAATGGAGACCATTATAAAAAAATGAAAATACAACCTGCTGAATTTATAAATGAAAATGGTTTATTGTTTGCAGAAGGTAATGCTATTAAATATATATGCAGACATAAGTTAAAAGGAAAATCTAAAGATATTGAAAAAGCAATTCACTATTTAGAAATGATATTGGAGAGAGACTATGACTAAAGAATCACAGATAACACAATTAGAAAAAAGAGCAAGAGGTTTTCGCAGAATCATCTCAGCATTAAATGATTTACCTATGTATGGTATTAACAGACAGATAGATAAAATACTTCATGTTAAGATTGATGCATTAAAAGACCATCTTAAATTAAAGATAACAAGAAACAATGATAAGTTAAATGAAATGTATACAGAAAGTATAGATAGTTTAGCTGATGATGATGGACAACAAGGTGAAATACAACCTGTTGTTTTAGAAGATATACATAATAAGAAAGTTTAAATGACAAGTATTGAAGATAGAGATGTAGATGCTACATATGAAAATGAACAAAGTACTGTCACTATAACTTTAAAAGAATATGATAAATTAAAAGATAAACAACATTATATTACTGATAAAGATTTAATTGCTTGTATAGATAAAATAGAAGAATTAGTTAGAGCAGTAAGAAAACATATAGTAAGGACAGAGATATGACAAATATAGTAGGACTAAATGGTCAGAAAGTAAAACCTAAAGAACCAAAAGAAATTTATAATTTGAGAGTTTGTTTAATAGGTTCTGATGATATAGATATTAAAAGAATAGAAACATTTGGTGTTGCTGAAGATGGTTTCTTTATGGTTAAGTCATTAGACAATCCTAAGTTTCCTGTGTTTATGACTAACCCTGTTAGAATAAGAACATTAGAAACTTATAAAGAAGGTACTGAACCTATGACTAAATTAAAAAACGAGAAAGGTGATGATGATTTTCTTGTTGACCTATTGAAAGCAAAGAATGAAAACCAATCGAAAGCTTAAACAAAAGAAAAGAGTTAAAAGAAAAGAAGCCCACTTGATGGGGTTCAAATTAATTATAAATAATCAAGGACAATTTATTACAGAATTATCTAAGTATCCTTTAGATAAAGTTCATTTACATTTTAAAAAAGAAAATGCTGGAGTTATTAAAGCTTTGTTAAGAGAGTGTGATGCTAAGTTTAATATGCTTTCTGAAGACTTAGAAAAGATTGCTTCAGATGTTTTTCATAATTAAATTTTTATTGCTTCTTCAGGAGTACAAATAAATTTAATATACATTTTGTATTCATTAACTTCTTCTGGTCCTATTTGTGAATTTTTATTAAAAGATTCTTGATAACCAGCACTCATACAATCATAGAAGGAATCATAAACATTAAACTTATGAGGTTCAAGACAACTTTCTGCTACACCAGAACATAAAATTAAAAACAAAGCTATCTTCATTATTCTAATATTAAAGAAGTAATTTTCTTTTCTCCCATGTATATCTCTATGTTTGCCTTAGACTTCAAGCATTTATATACAACTCTATCTTCAGGTGATTTTTCTTTCATAGCAAATCTTTTTGCTTTTAAACATTTTGAAAGTGTGTCCATGTGTAAGTGTTCCTTAATCTCATGGTCTACTATTAAAAGTAAAGCAAAAACAACCTCAACCATTAGTGTCCTCCATTTCCATTTCTAATTAATTTTTCTACATCTTCATTTAATTTTTTAACTTGGTCTTTTAAAAAATCAATATTAACTGCATTATGTCTCATGCCTTTAATTTCTTTTTCTATATCTTCAACAATAGAACTAAGATGTTCCACCAACATGAAAAGTTCTGCTTCCCCACTTGATTGACCTAACTCACCTCTAGGATATTTAATTCTAAACTCTGAGTTAGCTTCTAAATCTTTTTCCATTAACTCTAACTTTGTAGAATGTTTATTTAATGTTTCAACAACACCAAAATATGCCCACACTCCTATAGCAACAGCCACAACTATGCTGATAAGATTTTTCATTGGCATACTTACTGATGTATTTTCACTTATCTTCATTAGATTCCTTGTAATCTAGGGTCTTTACTAAATATATTCTTTGTTGCTTTTGGTCTAGCTTGAGAATCTTTACTTCTCTTTCTTAGCTGTGCAACAGCAGACTCCTTTAGTTGTTTTTCTTTTTTTACTTTTTGTAAATCTCTTAGTAAATTCATTTCTTTTTCCTTTTACATTTACATCTAGGTGCAAATAGTTTATCTATCCACGAACACATTACATCTAGTTTTGCAAAACAATTATATAAAAATCTATCTATCATCTATATCCTGGTTCTACAAAAAGTGCCATTAAGACAAGTAGTATAATTAATGTACCTGTAAAATAATAATTCATAATCACAATCCATAAACTATTTTTTTCCACCTTTAAATATTTGTGTTCCTTTTATACCATAGATACTCGCTACGACAAGAATCCATAAATTTGTAAACCAGCTTGGAAGCTGTTGAAATTGTTCAAAAAATTCTTTTATCTTAGCAGAAGCATTTGGGTCATCACTAAATACTCCCCAAGCAATCACCAAAATTGGCAATGTGAGAATTACCAAAACTGCTTCGTCTTTCCAGTCTGACTGTCTTGCTTCTAAAAGTTTACCACTATATTCAATTTCTCCTGATGCCATCTTCTCTGCGTGTTTAGCTTGAGCATTAGCCATCATCATTTTTGTTTCTTGTTTCTTTTTATATATATGAGTACCAGCATTCATTGCTAGTTTAATTGCACTAAGCCACATTTTTTTCTCTCCATTCTTTTACATCAAATGATGGACACTTCTTAACATCATCTACTTCATAGTGTCCTATTATTTTTGTTATATTATATTTATCTTTTAATTTAATTACTATATCTTTTAGTGTTTCAAATTGTTCATCATTAAAATTATTTTCCCAACCACCTGATTTATCAGAGCCACCTATCATACAAATTCCTATTGATGTACCATTAACTTGTCTAGCATGAGACCCTGTTCTATGCTCTTCTCTTCCATTCTCTAATGTACCATCTCTTTTAATTACATAGTGGTAACCTATATCATCCCACCCATTATCAACTGTATGCCAATGTTTAATCTTTGCTGCATCTACATCCATGTCAGCAGGTGTTGCTGAACAATGTATAACAATCATATCTGTTTTAGTTCTTGGTGTCATATTATTTATTCTTTTTAATTATTACTCCTGATGAACTTATCCCATATCTAGTAGGAATTTTTTCTATTTTAAAACCATCTCCTAAAATATCTTTAATATATTTTTCTAATTCTTTTTGACTATATCCTTTTTGAAAAGTTCTTTCATTTCCTGTACCAAAAATAAAACCATCTGAGAATTTAATTGCATTTTTAGAATTTTCTGCTTGTTTTGTAACATCTTTACCTCTTGTTGTTATAACAGCAATACCATCTTCTTTTATTAACTGTGATATATTTTTAACAGCATTAGCTCTTTGTGTTTTATCTGCAATTACATTTAATACATTAAGATTAACTACAGCATCTTTAGAACCAGAACCTTCTTTTATTAAAATATCATCTACATTAGTATAGTCAGGTACTCTACCTTTAAATAGTTCTCCTTCAAATTTTATTTTAGAATTTAATATTTTTTCATTATCAACAAAAGGTTCATAACTAATAACTTTTTTATTTTTAAATTGTCTCGTACCTATTCCTACCCCTGCACCAAAATCAAGTACATTATTTTTATTTAAATCTGTTAACATATTATTAACTTTTTTATATGTTCCTATTGTACTTGTGATAGCAGTTTTACCAGGATTAATTTTATCACTTAATTCTTGAGTTACTGTTTTATTTAATATTTCATCTGCTTGTGTAGAGATATTTTTTGTAGTAGCAGTAGCTGCTTTTTTACCTAATGCTTTTGTTACTTGCTTACTTATTGCTTTACCGACCATACCACCTATATTAAATTTCTTTTTATCAAATGAAAGTGAATCTCTAAAACTTTCTAATTCTTTTTTATGTTTGCCATCTATTCTATTATTTAATATAGATGTTATTTTATTACTCCATTGTTTATCTTCAGCAAATCCTGTTTTAGCTATAGCTTTTATAATATTTTCTTTACTTCCTTTACCTTCATTGTAAAGTTTTATTTCTTTTCTTACTCCCTCATAACTAGGTTTTGTTTGTACCCAATCTAAAAACTGAATAATAGAATCTTCTTCTGTTTTAAATTTTTTAATTTTAGCTTTACTATTTTGAGCAGCTATTGATTCTTCTTTATCATCAAATGATTGAAAGTTAAATAAATTATTACTACCTTCTTTC